ACCATCTCTGCAAACGCAACAGACGTTCTGTTAGGTAACGCTGCTCCAGGTAACGCAATGACTACAGGCTCTGCTGAAGCATTGGGCGACGGTGCTGCTGGTAACACATTCCAACAAATGGCATTCTCAATCGAGAAAGTCACTGTAACTGCTAAGACACGTGCTTTGAAAGCAGAATACTCAATGGAATTGGCACAAGACTTGAAAGCAGTTCATGGTCTTGACGCTGAAACTGAATTGGCAAACATTCTGTCTGCTGAAATTCTTGCTGAAATCAACCGTGAAGTTATCCGCACAATTTACTACGTATCAAAGCGTGGTGCACAAGCAGGTACAACAACTAAGGGCGTGTTTAACCTAGACACTGACTCTAACGGTCGTTGGATGGTTGAAAAAATCAAAGGTCTGGCATTCCAGATTGAGCGTGAAGCAAATCAAATTGCTAAGACAACTCGTCGTGGTAAAGGTAATGTAATGATCTGTTCATCAGACGTTGCATCAGCACTTGCTATGGCTGGTATTCTTGACTATCAATCAGCACTGCAAGGTCAAGTATCATTGACAGTTGATGACACTGGCAACACATTTGCTGGTACAATCTTCGGTCGTATCAAAGTGTACATCGATCCATATTCACAAACAGGCTCAACATCTGAGTTCGCAGTTGTGGGTTACAAAGGTACGAACGCTTATGACGCTGGTATTTTCTACTGCCCATACGTTCCTCTACAAATGGTTCGTGCTGTTGATACAGGTACTTTCCAACCTAAGATCGGCTTCAAGACTCGTTACGGCATGGTTTCAAATCCATTTGCTGAAGGTACAACACAAGGTCTTGGTGCAATGAATGTCGGTACAAACAACTACTATCGTTCATTCGGTATCGCTAACTTGATGTAATCAAAACCACCACTAAGAGTGGGTTTAGAGAGGCACCTTCGGGTGCCTCTTTTTTTGGCATATAAATACACATATGACTGTACTCAATAGAAATCCATCCAATCCAAATATGCTCCAACCGAATAAGTTCACACTGAACTTATCGAGGGCACCTAATCTACAATACTTTTGTCAGACGGTAACACTACCTGGTATATCAACCTCTGAGATACCAGTACAGAACCCGTTTGTTGAACTGTATGCTCCAGGTGAGAAAGCAATCTACGATACGTTGAATGTTACCTTTCTTGTAGATGCTGAGATGACTGCTTGGTTAGAGATACACGATTGGCTTCGTGCTATGACATTCCCAACTGACTATGAAGAGTATCGCAATCTTGGTCAATTAAATAAATTTACCACAGCCTTGAATTCAAAGTCACCTCAGTACACAGATGGTGCGGTAACAATTCTTTCTGCTGCAAATAAGCCATACTTTAAGATTAATTTTATTGATATGTTCCCTATATCTCTTGGTGGATTTATGATGTCTGCCACGGATACACCAGAAACTATTATTACTTCCGATGCTACTTTTAGATTTACCTATTTTAATGTTGAAAAATTGATTTAAATATGTTATACTCCTTATAGGAGGTAAACCATGAGCAAACTTGATGATGTATTGAAGATGTGGGCAGACGATTCTAACATAGATCGCACTGAACCAGGTAAAGCACTAATAGACATTCCCAAACTTCACAGTAAATACCTTAACATTCTATCACAACATAGACTGTTGGTAAGAGATGCTGAGTTTAAATATAACCGCATGAAGAAACTCAAGTGGGAATACTACACAGGTAAATTAGATGATGATGATTTAAAAAAGTATGGTTGGGATCCATTTCCATTTACTCTCAAATCCGACATCACTACATACTTAGATGCAGATGAAGATATCAATAAGTACCTAGCATCCAAGATGATGCATGAAGAAGTTGTTGATGTTTGTAATGCCATATTAAAAGAACTGAACAATCGCACGTGGGAATTGAGATCGTTCATTGATTGGGAAAAATTTATACAAGGTGTCTGATCTCGTTTTATATAAACAGAATGAAGCATTCATTCGATTCGCATGTGAAAAAGGCATAGCACAAGAACTTGCCGACTACTTTACTTTTTTTGTCCCTGGCTATCAATTTATGCCAGCGTATAAAAATCGCCTTTGGGACGGCAAGATAAGACTTGCAGACTTACGTTCTTCAACAATATATCATGGTCTTGTTCCATACATAGAAAAATTTTGTGCTGAAAGAGATTATAAGTTAGAGATTGATCCAACAATCAATTCTACTACAGATTTCTCAGTAATAGAAGCAAAAGAATTCATTGCTACCTTAAATTTACCTCATGAAGTTCGTGACTATCAGTTGAAAGCATTCATTCAGGCAATTAGAACTAAGAGAATGTTACTGCTTTCACCGACAGCATCAGGTAAATCACTAATACAGTATATTATTTTGAGGTATATACAACGCAAACATAAAAAGGGTTTGCTAATTGTTCCAACAACATCACTTGTTGAACAAATGTATAAAGACTTTGAAGATTATGGATACGATTCAGAAAAGTATTGTCATCGTCAATACTCAGGTAAAGATAAGACTACTGATAAGTTTTTGACTATCACAACATGGCAATCTATCTACAAGAATCCACCAGAATATTTTGAACAGTTTGACTTTGTTCTTGGTGATGAGGCACACCAGTTCAAAGCAAAGTCATTGACCACTATCATGACTGGTCTGACTAAAGCAAAGTATCGAATTGGTTGTACAGGTACAATTGATGGTACAAATACACATCGATTGGTACTAGAAGGTTTATTTGGACCAGTATTCCAATCTACCACTACTGCTGCACTGATTGAGAATAAACAGTTGGCAGATTTTAAAATCAAAGCACTGATACTCAAATATCCAGAAGAAGTATGTAAGGCATCACGTGGCTGGGACTATCAAAATGAGATAGAATATATAGTAAAGAGTCAGTATCGAAATGAATTCATTCGTAATTTAACTTTATCATTAGAAGGCAATTCACTTGTCTTATTTAATTTAGTGGAGAAACATGGTAAACAACTTCATAAACTCATCAAAGAGAAGTCTGGTGATCGCCATGTTTTTTTTGTGTATGGTGGAACAGACGTTGAAGTCCGTGAGCAAGTTCGTGCCATTACAGAGAAGCAAAACGATGCTATCATCGTTGCCTCTTACGGCACTTTTAGTACCGGTATCAATATACGCAATTTGCATAATGTCGTTTTTGCTTCTCCGAGCAAATCGAGGGTAAGAAACTTACAGTCTATTGGTCGTGGTCTTAGAATAGGTGAGAACAAAACGGAAGCAGTTCTCTACGACATAGTGGATGATTTTCGTATTGGTAAGCATGTGAATTTTACACTTAAACATTTTGGTGAGAGGGTGAAGATATATGATGAAGAGAAATTCAAATACAAGTTCTACACAATAGAGGTCAAGAATGCATAATGTAAAAATTATAAGAATGCAGACTGGTGAAGATATTATGGCATCTATGGTTGGTGAAGAAGAAGCAGAGACAGTTCTCCTTGAAGATCCAATGAGACTAATTTATAGACGTATGCCCACAGGTCAAACTGTATTGATGATGATGCCATGGTTACCTGTAGAACTAATCAAAGATAATAGTGCTTTAATATATAACTCCGACATCATTACTATTATTGATCCAAAAGAATCAATGGTACAATACTATGATAATCTTGTTATCAAAACTCTACTTGAGATGGAAAAGTCTGAAGAGATGATTGAGCAACTTCTCAAAGATCAAGAGCAGGAACAGGAAGATGATGAAGAAGAGTATTCTATGGAAGAACTAACTAAATTTATAGAAGATGTAAAGAACAGAACACTACACTAAAAAGGTGATTTATTATGGTAGGTGAAACAGTAACTTTTGTTATACCGAGCAGTGCTGCTAAAGCATATCAAGGACTAGCAAACAAATATGCAGCAATAGAACCACCAACATGGGCACTGCTATTGGCAAATGCTGTACGTGTTGAGGGTTATGATCCTTGTATCTTAGACTTTGATGCTGAACCCTGTGATGATATAACAGCAGCCGATAAGATTGCTGCAACTAAATCAAGACTAGCGGTATTTGTTCTATACGGACAAAATCCAAACTCTGGTACCACCATGATGATTGGTGCTACTGCTCTTGCCAAACAACTCAAAGAATCACATCCCGATATCAAAATTGTTTTCATTGGCTCACACGCATCTGCTATGCCATATGAAACAATTAGTTTTCCATTTGTAGATTTCGTATTCATCAATGAAGGTGTGTATGGTCTATTAGATTTACTCAAAACAAAATATGCTGATGAGTTAGATAAAGTACGTGGACTTGTCTATAAAAGAAACGGCGATCCATATGGCATAGCAATGACTGGTGCGCCAGGTGAAATCGTAAAGACGGAAGATATGGACCGTGTGATGCCAGGTTATGCTTGGGACTTGATAGATTTCAACAAGTACCGTGCTCATTACTGGCACAACTATTTTAAAGATGAAGGTCGCACACCATTTGCCGCAATCTCAACATCATTAGGTTGTTCATTCGGTTGTAATTTCTGTATGATTAATATCGTCAATCGTACATCGTATGACCCTGCTGTAGCATCCGACTCACGTGGTATGCGTTTCTGGTCACCAGAATTGATGTTGAAACAGTTTGAATACCTGTGGGAACAAGGTGTAAGAAATGTACGCCTCACTGATGAGATGTTCTTTCTCAACAAAAAATATTATGTTCCTATTCTCCAAGGATTGATTGATCGTGGCATGAAGTTTAATTTTTGGGCATATGCTCGTGTAGACTCTGTGCGTAAAGACCAATTAAAACTATTCAAAGATGCAGGTGTTAATTGGTTGTGTCTCGGCATCGAAGCAGGTAATCGTAATGTACGCCTTGAGATTGAGAAAGGTAAGTTCCAAGATGTAGACATCTATGAGATTGTAAAAGATATCAAAGATGCTGGCATTAACATTCTTGGTAACTACATGTTTGGATTCCCTGATGATACATATGAAACGATGCAAGAAACATTAGACCTTGCACTTGAATTAAATTGTGAACACGCTAACTTCTATGCTGCTATGGCATTACCAGGTTCTGCTTTACATAGAGATGCGGTAGCAAATGGTTGGGAACTACCACAAACATTTGAAGAGTATGCTTTCTTATCATATGAT